CGGGAATACTGGGAATTGATGGTTTCTGCGATTGGACGGAACATTAGTAGCTTTCGGTGTCAGATTGTTGGAGAACGGTAAACAGCGAGAGGATGCCTTCAACCGTGTCATGGATCTCAGGACGAGCCGGTGCGGACACCGAGAACGACGTCGGATTGGCACGATCCTTGCGAGTCGTCAGTGCCAGTTCGCGCGTAGCGCGACCATCGGAGCGGGTCTTGTAGGTCAAACGACCCTTGCCTGGCGTAGAGATGTAAGTCTCGACAGAGCCAGAACCTGCTTCAGCGATGAGTTCGAGGATGTTCTCATCGACCTGAATCGGGTTAACGATGATGAAGAGAATCTTCGAGTGCGACTTAGCCCAGATGTCCCACTGGGTGAGCATCGCGTAGAGGCTCATGTTCATACCACCCTTACCGGTGTTGCCGGTAGTGGTGTAGAACAGCGTACGCAACGAGTCGATGATGACGCCGTGTTGCGGAAGCGAAGGCATCTGCAGCATGGCGGCCGCCAGCGATTTCACGCCGACGAGCGCGTGCGCGACGGGCTCTTCATACGTAACGCGCGGAAAGCCGTTCAGCAGGGAGAGCTGATCGCCGAGCCAGGATTTACCCGATTCGGAAGGGCCCATGATGAGCGCGACACCAGGTGCCATCTTGTGTTTCGACGAGTTGGCGGTTGGGAAGATAACATCGATCGGCTCGACGTTGGCGTAGTTACCGAGGGTGAAGAGACCGTGAACATCGGATGCGATGAACGGTCCGATGGCGCCATCGGGTTGTTCTTTGTGAGCCTCATCGGCTTTATCAGTGAACGTCTGATTTGCAATGGTGAATACTGACATTGTTGCCCTTAGTTATAGAACTGTTTGATGAGCGGGTAATACACATCGAACTCAAACGACAGGCGGTCCTCACTTAAGAGTGTCTCGCTGACGTCGTTCTCTGACAGACGGTAGTAGATCACCGCCGGGTTCAAGATGTACAACTTGTCCGATTCGGTCATGGCGTTGAAGTCGGGCACAAAGTGACCGTTCTCGCGCCAATAGTTCTCCCTTGAATCGAGTGATTCACCGTAAGTATTACGATGCTCCTCAGACCAAACCTCTCTGATGCCGCCATAGGACGGGGCAGTTTGGTAGTGATCGAGTCGAGCGAAGTAGCCCAGTGCGTGGTGCGACCGTGCGGCCGTACCTGGCTTCGTCGTCGATTTTGGCAGACCCCGCTCTGGCACGAGCCAGTTGCGGACGAGGGTGACGCCGTCTGGGCGCACCTTGATCTTACCGTCGATATCGCGGTAGAACACATTCCCGAGGAAGGCGACGCCGTCCTCTGGTCCGATCGATACGTAGTACGAGTGCTCCTTAACCTGCTTCTTCATCCAATCGTTAAAGGATGGGTCGTTGGTCAAGAAAACATTATCGTCACCCATGTTTAACATCGCGTACATAGGATGTTGCCCCTTCAGGATGCGGTCGATACCGAACTCGAGGACGTCGTGATACTTGTCGTCGAGCAGGCACAGATATGTCCACACCATGATGAACTTACCTAGATCGGGGTTTGGTGCGACACCCGATGGTAAGCCAGGACAGTTAGTCCAGGTCGTTGAATCATAGGGATCCCCAAAGAACAGGGGCGACGCGTCGGCACGAGGGTCAGACTTGACCTCTGGATCCGGCTGACAGTAGGGAGCGAACATCAGCGAGCGAAGCAACGTAATGGCGTCTTCGTCCACAACGTCACCCATGCGCTCAATCCATGCGTCGAGAATCCAACGCTGAACGGACTGATCGAACTGAGAGACGTCGACACCGACGACGTAATCGAAGGTCTGGGCCTTGTACTCAATGTCGAGGGACGACCTGTGTTTCCAGGTGAACTCGTACTGAGAGAAGTAATGTGCGCGAAGTGGCGTGAAGATGGCGGTGAAGAAGTAATTTAACCAGCCAGCAGCAGCGTACACGGAGCGCAAGCGCATTGCGAAGTGGTTTGGGACCACCTCACCATCCAGCTTGAACGATTTGTCAGCTGTGAAGCGACGGCCTTCTTTACCACCAGTGGCGGCGTAGAGACCATCATTGACAAGTCGTCCTTTCGATTCCCAACGGTTGTCGGGAAGTCGGTTGACGGAGTCGGCCTGTTCGCGCAGGCCCATGACGGCGCCGTTGAGAACATCAAACTCGTGATGCATCTCGATCAACTTATTCTGACGAATCAGATTCGCCATCTTGCGTCCATTTCTGAACACGTTGATCATTTGCTCCTTCTTCAATCGTACGTCCGACAGACAGTGTGGCAGACCGATCGACGCCTGAACACGAAGCGACATCGATGCCGGGACAACCGTCCTGAACATCAAATCGAATAGACCGTCGAAGATCGCTCGATGCCTGGCCGACTTGAAGGTCGTGGCCAGCTTCAGCTCCTCAGCAATAACCGTGTTATCGGTCAGCGGCACTGAGACAGGGTTCATCCGTTTACCGGAGACTGTCATCAGAGAGTAGAAGTCGTTAGCAATACCGTTCGGGCCCGAGAAGCCGTCATCATCGATGGTAGCAGGGAACTGCTCCGTCAATGCGATGGCGAGGCGTTCGTGAGAACGCATCGTTTCTCGGTCGTCAGCGCGAATCGCATCCTTTCCCGGAATATCTGGGAAGATGGCGTTGCTGACGTTCGATAGTACTCGCGTGATCTGAGCGACCGCACCTGGATACTTAAGCGCTGCCTCCCAACCGGGAGGGACGGCGCTCATCCAAGTACGCCGAGCTGCGCCTCTGTGAGCTCATCGGCTGGAGCTGGCGAGTTCGCGATCTCGTGGATGCCCTGCAAGAAAGCGGGCAACGTATCCAGCGAGATGCGTTCGAACGTCTGGGTATACATGTTCCAGACCGTGTCGTACTGGGCGTTTGGCAGGCCCGTCAGCACCATGAAATCGATGCCGAAGATGTCGGAGAAGGTGGAAATCATTTCCGCCTCACGAGCATTGATCTCAATGAGCGAGACCGGGTCGCTTGCGCCGAGCGAGAGCCGCTCGAGGAAGTTCTGTGCCTTGATGTGCCGAACCTGAATGTCCGGAGGCAGGATAGCGCCCTTCGGATGGATCAGAACAACGCGAAGCTTGTTCGTTGCAAGGGCGCGCTTGGCGCCCCGCGACGCGACGGCGTCAGCCGGTGCGTCGTCGATCGTTGGTTGGAATCGCATTGGTCGTCCTTCAGATTGGATTGGCTGGGTCATTTGCGTAAAGTTTAAGAGCGGTGATTAAATCGTCAAAACATTCGAGGCTTTTCTTGCCAAACGAAGCGAATCGCGAACGATCCGCTAGTGTGGCACGATTGACAACGATGTAGTACGGAAACGTTTTGATACCAGGTGGTGCGTTGAAGCAACCGGTGGCTACGACGCTACGAATAGCTTCGTTCACTCGGCGTCGGATTAGCATTGTGTGCTTACCCGGAAAGGCGCGATCAATTAATGCACTCAGGTGGAGTCGGAACTCCTCATCCAGTATCAAACGCGTCTGCAAATCGTCTTGCTTACGGCTGATGTGTATGCCCAGGTACTCGGGCGACACGCTGAAGATGAGACAAGTTTTCGGATAATCATACAATTCCAAACCTGGAACAATGAGTCGGGTACGCATTTCTTCTCCTAAGAGTTCGACGTGCCGAATCGAACAAGGGTTGTAGATACATGCGAGTTCGTGGGAACTCGTAGGCACATCTCGCGATGTGTTTCTAACATGCATAACATGTGGCACACAGGGTCCATGTAGACTCTGCTGAACAAGGGATATG